AGCCGCCTACGGCCCGTTTTAACGTCCCGGACGTTTTCACGACCAAGTCAGGAAGCAGCGGGGGAGGACACACTTCCTCGACTTCACCAGACTTACAACATCCACCAACACCACAAGCACAACCGCATCAACCATAACGTGCACCTACATATGAGAGCGAATCCGAATTTCTCTTCCCCCGCTCGCGCTCTTCCAGCGGCATTGATTTTAGGTGCATTATTATTTCCGCCGCGTCGTAATAAAAATGCAATAAGAATCTAATAAGTTGATTACGAGAGTATTCATCGCGTATTCAGTCCTGTATTATTGTATTATTGGATTATTACTTATTTCCGGTCCTTACGTACGTACGAGCGAATACGTACACACATCGCATCCGAGGTAAAATCCAATAAAGTAATTTGACAAAGGTTGATTTTACTATAGGGGCGCAACAGGGTATTAGACGGGTTTTAAGAACCAATACCAATAACTTATGGTTACGCGACAATTACTCGCTAAAAACACCCTTTACTAAAAAGTAATAAGGCGGTATAATATCCAATATGGCTTTAACTTTCTGATCCAGGACCCACGGACCATGAAACTATACGACCACGAGCGTCACCCACTCGACATCGCCGCCGAAGAAGAGGCCAAGGACCGCGCCAAAATCGAGAAGAAGATTGACGCCTCACTAACGTTCCAATCTTCCCGACCTTTAGAGGATCTCAGTATAAACGTGCTCCAATACGAAGTTGCCTTGCATCTCGGTCACGAGTACATGTATCTGAGTAATAAACACAGGAAAGCCAAGAATTGGCCCACAACATTCCCCGAATGTGTCGAATTCCTTCGTGAAAAGGGTCTAAAGCGATGAATTTCGACTATTTCCACGTAATTCGTTCCTCAAACACCAATTTGACCGCGATTGAAGAGAACCTCCCCCCACAACACCTAATCCGCCCGCGCATGACCACATATACGCGAGCAGGACGAAAAAGACGTCCCAAAGCGATCCGCACTTTAATGTACCCAGGATACGCCTTCCTGCATCCGGACGCACTCCACCGACTCGCACAACTCGCTGAGCGATGGACCCACCACTTCCTCCGCTCCCCCGCCACCGGGATGCCAGTCAAAGTCCCCCAAGAGCAGGTCTATTATGCTCAGGAACTGGAGAGACGGTCGATGGTGATGGGGAGGCCTCTTCCACGGTTGGCACGGGTTGTGTTTACGGATGAGACATTGAATGGATTGAAGGGCACGGTCCAAGAATGTAAGGGTCATGTAGCCATTGTCTGGCCTGATGATTGTGACCATCCGATCAAATGTCTACTCACTGACATCACACCCATAAAATAATTATCGTCGTCCAAAAAATAATACTTTACTTCATTATCGGGCCGGGTTATTCTGACCATAGTTCGGTTGTACGGTCTGCCCAGTTCTCCTCGCCAGAAGATTGTGGAAGTGACCTCCTGGACTAGCGGCTTTGGGCCTACCAGTGCTGCGCCTGACCCTTAGAGGGTCACTACGCCCGAGGGTTGACTGGAGCCCTCGGGCGAAGCTATTCACAACCATGAGGATGGACCCACATGCCTCGTACCAAAGAGCAAGCCGAGCGGGAGGCACCTGCTTCGGCACAGTCTATGATTCTCAGCCCTCGACAGATGGCTACTCGATTCGTCAAAGGGCAGACCGGGAATCCCAACTTATTCGGGATGAGCAACCGTGACGCAGCCCAAGGACGAATAAATGCAAAGACTGCTCTTCGTATTCGTGCCACTCTACTTGAAACATTGGAATCCCAGATTGCAACCCAACAACTCGTTGTTGTTAATCCGGACGCCACCGAAGAGGAACGCGCTGAGGCCATCCAGAAGATCCTCAAGTTCATCAACTCGGATGTCAACACGATGCTGCGGGATGCAGAGACCCGTGGCTTGGGCGCTCCGAAACAGGAGATCAGCCTCAAAACGGAGGACAAGAGCCTCGAGGAAATGACCGATGACGAACTCGAGGAGATCTTGCTGACGGAAGCTGACTACGACATTCTCCCTCCAGGAGATGACGATGGTAACTAGAGCCCAGGCTGCGGCCGAGGTTCTTCGTCGGCGCAAAGAACGCAAAGAGTTCGCCACGCTCGCGGGATTCACCAAGGGTGGTTGGCATGTTCTCGAACCAGGAGCCGAACTCAAATGGGGTTGGGCTCTTGACGCAATCTGTGATCATCTCGAGGCCGTGACCGACGGTCATTTGAAACGACTTCTCATCACCGTCCCTCCGGGCATGATGAAATCGCTTCTCACAGGGGTCTTCTGGACCGCGTGGGAGTGGGGTCCCAAACAAATGCCGTGGGTCCGGTATCTTGGGACCTCACACAAACAAGACCTGGCTCTTCGTGATTCCCAGAAGACTCGGAACCTGATCAAGTCTGATTGGTACCAGTCTCGCTGGGGTTCCCAGTTCACGATTGACTCAGGAAGTGACTCGAAGCAGAAGTTCGAGAACAGCGAGCGGGGATTCCGGGAAGCTATGGCTTTCACCTCTCTGACGGGTTCTCGGGGACATCGAGTCGGGATCGACGACCCTCTCTCCGTCGACGATGCTCGTTCACCAGTCATCCTTCAGCAGGTGGCTGAGACGTTCACTGAAGCCGTGCCCTCCCGCCTCAACGATCCGGAGCGGGATGCCATTGTAATGATTATGCAGCGTCTCCATGAGCGTGATCCTGCTGGTATTATTCTGGAGGAAGGTCTTGGTTACGAACATCTTAACCTTCCTATGGAGTTTGAGCCTGATCGCAAGTGCTATACTAGCATTGGTTTTGTTGATCCACGTACTGAGGTCGATGAACTCCTCTTCCCGGAACGATTCTCACGAGAAGTAGTCGAACGTGACAAGAAAGTCATGATGTCGATCTCGGGTCCGTACGCAGTTGCGGGCCAATTCCAGCAGCGGCCCTCGCCCCGTGGCGGCGGGTTGTTTAAGCGAGACTGGTTCAAAGTCGTCGATTTTGCCCCCAAGGGGACTCGATGGGCTCGTGGATGGGACTTGGCGGCCACGGACAGTGCAACAGCAGCCTTTACTGCTGGAGCATTGGTTGGGATAAGTCCTGCCGGAAAGATTTACATTGGCGACATGAAGCGGTTTCGCGGCGATCCGCTGATGGTCGAAACGACTTTGATCGCAACAGCTAAACAAGACGGTTATTTGGTTCCTGGCTCCTTGCCCCAGGACCCTGGACAGTCGGGGAAGTTCCAGGTCACATATCTGGTCGGTAAGCTGTTGGGATACGATTACACGTTCTCGACCGAATCTGGAGACAAAGCCACACGGGCGGCACCACTTGCTGCCCAGGCTGCTGCGGGGAATGTGTTCCTCGTACAAGGTGATTGGAACAATGCGTTCCTGTCTGAAGCTGAAACCTTCCCAGCAGGGAGATTCAAAGACCAAATCGATGCCTGCTCGCGGGCATTTGCTCGCTTGCTGGAGACCGAAGTGCTGGAGTATGCGCTATGACAGAGAAGCCTCGTGGTCGTGCGCGTGTCACAGCGGACGGTCAAGTACTTGAAATGTGGGATGGCTACGGCAATGTAGTCGCAGGCTTTGGTGGTGGTAGAGACAAAGCATCAGCTGGCGTGTACATGTCACGCACTTACACTGATGCTGAGTTGCTTGCTGCCTATGAAACGGCGTTCCTCCCACGCCGAATCGTAGATACCATCGCTGAAGATGCGACTCGTCGCTGGCGGAACTGGAACGCTCCTCCCGACCAGATCACCGCCATCGAAGCCGAAGAATCTCGCACGGGTGTTCTACAAGCAGTAGAGACTGGGTTGAAGAATGGACGCCTGCTCGGAGGCGCTGCAGTCTATTTCCCAATCCGTGGCCAAAAGCCCGACACCCCATTTGATGCGAAGACCATCGGGAAAGGCGATCTTCGTCGTTGTATCGTCTTCAGTCAGCTTCAACTGACTCAGGGTGATCTCGATGAGAACCTGGACAGCGAGAACTTCGGCAAGCCTGTGTACTATCTGTACAAGAAAGCTGATGGCGGTGACGTCAAGATTCACCACACTCGTCTGATGATCTTCAAGGGTGATGAACGACCGCTTGATATGCCGCGCGTGAACACGCAATGGTCACGTTCGGTTCTACAGGTTGTGTTGAACGCCACTAAACATGTTGACGGAGCCATCACGGCAATCGCCAACCTGATCTTTGAAGCGAAGATTGACGTAATCAACGTCAAGGGTCTGATGACCAAGCTGGCTCAGCAGCCGGGATATGAGGCTGACCTTCTGAAGCGATTCGCCATGGCGAGCATGTCGAAAAGCGTCAACGGTACGCTCATCCTGGATGAACTGGAACAGTACCAACAGAAGAGCCAGACCTATGGTTCTCTTCCTGAACTCATCGACCGCTTCTACCAGTATGTTTCTGGGTCGTGCAGCATTCCTGTTACTCGACTCTTCGGAACCAGCCCTGGTGGTCTGAACGCAACAGGTGAGGCGGATATCCGCCATTACTATGATCGTGTTCAGTCGATGCAGAATAATAAGATCACTCCGGCGATGAAGAACTACGACGAGGCGGTGATCCGCTCCGCTCTGGGTCGTCGTCCGAAAGAGATCTTCTATACCTGGCGCCCATTGTGGCAGGTGACCGAGAAGGAGCGTGCAGAGATTGCTCTGAATGCTGCGAAGGTCGGCGAGACGATGATCAAGAACGGCATGATCGACCCCTACTCGATGGGTGCGGCTGTCGTTAACACCATCGTCGAGCACGAAGCCATGCCTGGTCTTGAAGATGCTTGGGAGATGCATCAGAAGGTTCGGAATGAACCTGGTGAAGCTATCGATGTTGTCAAAGCAGCATTGAAGCCTGAACCCAAGCCTGGTGGTGCTGCGAACGAGAACTCGCCCCCCGCATCCCGCAAGAAAGCAGTCAACGACGAGAGAGGTCCCATGCCTCTCTATGTGAGTCGCAAGGTCGTGAATGCGAAATCCATTCTCGATTGGGCCAAGAAGCAGGGAATCCAAGACCTGTTCCCAGCCGACGACTTGCATGTTACCATCCTCTACAGTGAGACACCTGTTGACTGGATGAGTATGGAAGATGACTGGGCGGGTGACTGGCGGAACGGGAACCTCGAGATTCGTCCTGGTGGTGCTCGGATGCTCGACATCTTTGGTCCTCCTGACGATGAGACACTCGTTCTTCGGTTCAACAGCTACCAACTGAAGTATCGTCACGAAGATATGATTGATCGTGGTGCTTCGTCGTCTTACCCAGACTACAAGCCACATATCTCTCTGTCGAAGTCTGTTGACGGTCTGAATCTTGACGACATCGAGCCATACACTGGTAAGATTGTTCTTGGTCCAGAAGTCTTCGAGACAATCAAAAAGGATGCGACATGACTGTGCCCCTTCGCGACAGTGTCACGCTGAGTGGCACTCGCATCACTTCAGATGGATACATGGTGACGGAAGCTTTTGCAGTCCGTACTGGCGTCCAACTGTACACTGGCAAAGAAGTTGATCCGGATGGAACTCTGGGTCTTCGCGACAAGGCCATCGTCCGGGTCTATCGTCCTGAGGATGAGGTTCGTGCTCCTGACAGTCTCACGACTTTCAGCCACGCACCTGTGACCATGGGACACCCCAAAGAAGCTGTGACAGCTGATAACTGGAACAAGCTGGCTGTCGGGGAAGTCTCAACCGAGGCGATGTGGGATGGTAACCGAATCAAGTTGCCTCTCGTGATCAAGGATGCTGCGGCGGTTGCCGCCATTCAAAGTGGTACCCGGCAGTTGTCTGCTGGTTACACTTGTGTGTTGGATGCAACTCCTGGTGTTACATCTGATGGACAAGACTACGATGCGAAGCAGACCAATATTCGCATCAACCATCTCGCGGTCGTCCCCAACGGACGTGCGGGGAATTGCCAGATCGGCGACGAATGGGGTGCTGCCCCGATAGAAAAGGAGGTCAAGATGACCACGAAGCATATTGCGATCGGCGATTCGACCGCAGAGGTTATCGCCACTGATGCGGACAAGATCACTGGTCACATCAAGAATATTCAAGATCGCGCCCAAGCTGCTATCGACGCGAAAGACAAGGAACTCGCGACGAAGGATGCTCGCATCAAGGAACTGGAAGCTGCTCAGCTGAACGACGCACAGCTGGATGAACGTGTGGCCAAGCGTGCCCAGCTGCTGGCTGACGCGGCTCTGATCGCACCCAAGGCTGACTTCAAGGGTCTGTCCGATGCTGATGTCCGCAAGAAAGCTGTTGTGACTGTCGATGCTGAGTATGCTGACAAGGGCGAAGCCTATATCGAAGCCATGTTCGATATTGCTCTGAAGCAGGCCAAGGAAGCCCAGAAGAAAACCCAACTGGGTGACAATGTGATGTCGACCGTTCTCGATCGTCAGAGCAACCCGACCCAGGTGAATGATTCCTTCGGGTATCATGCCCGCGAGAAAGAACTCGCTGACGCCTGGA